GCTGCAAACACGGCGCGAGCGTATAACCGGATACGCCTACGCTGCGCCAATTCTGCTGGATAATTTTATCAGCAGCGCCGCCCCTTGTGCTGGTCCCCCATATCGCTGCATCCCATACCGAGGCGTCATTGATGATCGCGGCGCTAGGAGGCGGTCGCAATCTCACTATGTAATCTCCCATCGCTGTTACCTGATCGTTGACGGTATTCGTTCCACGCAGTACAGCACGGCCCATATTGGCAACTTTGAGAGACGACGGCGAACCCATGTCAATGAACAGCGGGACATACGTGGCACTGAACGGCAACCCATCATCCATTCCAGTCACATACGCCTCGTAAATCCTGCCTTCAGACGAGCCAAAAAACATACGCCCGTCATAGGCGCACAGACACGTAATCCTCCAGCCTATGAACCGCGTCCATGCGCCGGTTGTGGCATTGGCTACCAGCGTCAGCGGCGTTTCATCCTCAACTGATTTTGGCGACACAAATACCATCTGACGTTCAGGCCAGATCGCGCACTCCCATTGGTTTTGGCGGCGGTCAAATACCAGCCGCTTCCATTCGGAATCAATCGGGTATGAAACGGACGCAGCAGCTAATGCCGTAACATCAACGCTCACAGCCTGAGACAGCGGCACGTTTCCGATGTCGGTCGCAACTATCAAATCACCACCTGCGCGAATATGGGCGCGCTTGCCCAGCGGTTTCCCTATCTGATATCCACCAACCCGCGACCATCCTTGATCCGCTTCAGGAGATAGACCCTGATAAACTGCGACTTGCCCTTCATCCGTGATAAACACGCACTGCTCTGACAAACCGCCATCCCCTGACGTTCCCTGCGACCAGCTAGAACCGATATACAGTTTGCCGCCTTCGGAAAACTCGCCAACCATGGGGAAAGACGTAGCCGCACCGCCGATGCTGTCAACTGGCAGGTACCATACGGTGGTTGATTCTTTCTGGATGAAATACAGCCGGTTTTTGTAACTCCACACATACGAAAACAGAGACGTATCAACGCCAGTAATCCCGACATAGTAAGGAACCAGAACGCCGTTAGCAGTCGCAGAACCACCGCCACCTGAGATAATTTCGTTATCCTGGAACGTGCCGACAACATCCGTCAAATAGAGAGTGCCAGACGTAACGGATTTTTCAACGTGCAGAACATAACCAGTCGCACCAGACGTGCCGCCCGTAATCGTCGCGCCCTCTACAAAATCAGCCGTCAGCGCATCATAATTCAGGGTGTAAACGTCGTCTTCATCGATAGGGAACCAGTATTCGCCATCGAAAATCTGCATCGGATCTTCGCCATTGACCGCGACGAGATAGACACCGCCCGTAGTTGCGAACTGTGTTACGATCCAGTCACCGCCGTTTTGGTTCTCGGCCACCTCCATGCCAACCGTAGACTGCTGGCCGATGTAATTACCAAGATCGTCAACGATCTCGTCTGTTCCGGTAGATAGACGGTAGTTAATTGGTGAGATTATATTGGTGATATCGTAAATCGTCGTGGCCGTGCTGGCGAAAAGACGTTTGATATTGCCGTTGTTGTAATCGAAAATCGCTGTTACGTCAGAATCGCCAAGCCCAAGGGTGGCGTAAATCTGAGTGCCGCGCCTGATTTCCTGTCCTGTGGCTGTGGGAAACCTGTTATCCAGCAATTCCGCGCCCTGACCCGTGGATGGGCTGGCTAGGTTCTGGTTAGCGATCCATCCAGCCGTTGCCGCCGGGAATTTCTGAACCTGCGCTGTTCTGCGCGCTGGTCGGCGGGGCTGTAATGCGGGCCTGCTGTACATTGTGGATCAAGTCCTTACTGGCCTGACAGATAGGGCCATGCGACTCTTGTGTTACCCCAATTACGAGAAGTTCCAGAACGGTATACCCTAGAACCGCGATCTTTTGCAGCCAATTCGTCAATCGCTTTGGTGAAATTTTCCATATCACCCGTCGCGTCCATCTTCTTATTTTCTCTCCAGCGCCAAACCAGCCAGAGAGTTAGAAGGCGCTCACCGTCACGTACCCTGAATTCATCGTTGTCGTCAGTGAAGCTGTCTTTCAGTGTGCCGTCACTGCCTTTCGCAATGTATTTCGTGATATATGGGAACTGAGCGCCGCCAGATGGAGCGGGGTAGAAATTGAACTGGTCTCCGTAGATCGTCCATACACCAGGATATGGACCCCACCCACGATCTTTCATCCACAGGAAATCATCAATCGATCCTGCGTAATTATAACCCCAAACCCAGTTATTAGGGTCTTGAATGCTGGCAGTCAGCATCATTCGGTCATAGCCAGTCGGGATATCGAATGACTCCGTTACCCCATCGCCAACAAAATTCTGAACAGAAACCAGAGACTGCCAATCATTGTATTTCGAGATATCAGCCGCCGCCTCTTTAACGAGGTCTACAATCTCCTGCTCAAACTGTTCTTGAGACGAAAAGAAAACTGATGGACGATAGCCCACCAGTTTAATTGCAGCAGATTGCATTGCGGCTAGAATTGTCATTTACAGCCCTTTAGCCATGTTAAGCAGCGCAGTACGGCCAAGGCGACCGTCTGGCTTTACGCCTGTTTTTTCAAGCAGGAAGGCGCGGATTTCATCGTCCGTCTTACTATCGAGTTCAACGTTCGCCACCTCATCCTGAGTAACGACTGGCACAACAACGGAAGGCTGCTTACCTTCAAGTTCGGCAAGCTTGGCCTTCAACTGAGCGACCTCATCCATCAGGTTTTTATTGGAAGACTGACCAGCCATCCAACGCCGCGCCATGTCCTTCAGCTTGTTGGCTTCCATGCCAAGGTTTTTCAGGTTCGGACCTTCAAGACCGTCCAATGCCTCAATGCTGTAAACCTTCATCGTGCGGCACAGAGACAGCATTTCAGGCGTGATGCCGTAAGGCGTCAGCATTTCCAGCGGCGTGCCCTTGGCTTCCTGCGGGTTGCCTTCCTTAAACTGCCGATACTGGTCAGCGAAACGCTCAGCGTATGTGATGACGTTATTGCCTTCACGCTTATAGAACGCCTTCGCAGGAAAAATGGGGGAGTAATTGTTGGAACCCGCAAACCGGATCTGAACAACCTCGTGCATCTCCTTAACGAGATGGCCAGCCTCTTCCGATTTCGGGATATTCTCGATTTCCATCATTCGGAAAACGGGGGTGACATGAATTTCGTTCATGTCGATAACTGCTACTTCTGCCATGGTGTTTCCTTTGTCTGAGAAAGGTTGGTTAAATAAGGGGGAAAGCTAATTAAGCCTCCCCCTTTCAGATTTATTAAACGATTGCGTTCCAAGCGCCCTTACGAGCATGGAAATACTGGTTCTGAGCAATTGCCACGCCCGGTGGAGTGTAATAGCCGCCAGAGCCAGTAGCAGCAGCACCAGCAGTCGTTACCGTAACCTGAGTGCCAGTCGTAGCCGTTGCCGAGATGGCAGCAGATGCCTGAACCCAGATATAGTCAGCGCCGTCGTTGCCTACTTCCTTGTTGCCAAGCTTGTAGGACGGGGCAGTGATGCCAGCGAGGTTGTCCCAGTAAGGCAGGCCGGTGAAGACCTCGTTGAGCTGGGGACCAAGCTGCGGGGTAGTGCGGAATGGGAATACGTTTGCCATTGTTAATGCTCCTTATGCCGTGATCAGACGATAGCTGAACAGCGGGTTTTCGAGAACAAGCTGACCAGACCAGACGATACCCTGAGCAACCGCGTCCTGGTTGATCGGGCGCATACCGTCTCCGGGATGGAACGGCACGAATTCCTGACCAGGGAACGTGTATACTGCGAGGCCCTTGGTATCGATGCCGTAAACGGTATTGGTCGGCATAACGTTGCCGATACCGCCAGCAGCCACGATATCAACCGGACCAGCAGGAGTCATGTAGGTAAGACCGGCGAAGCCAAGACGGCCAAGACGCTCAGAACCCAAACGCTGATGGGCCACGAACGATGCGGCAATAGGCTCGTAGGAACGTGCGTCGGCAATCAGCAGATCGGCATATCGACCGTTACGAGAACGGGCCAGCGATACGCGGTCAATGATCGGGCGAACAGTCGTC